AGTCTCAATGAACTGAGCGTCTGCTAATGGCATCCCTATTGGTTTGAATTTTACACCCTCCTCCAAGATTGCCGTTTGCCCCGAATTTTTAATCCCAGAAAATCGCGAGTTCCATGAATCTCGCAGCCTGTTTGCCGCATCATCTGATAATCTAGATGGATGCTCTAATATCCCAGATATATTGGCACCACGTCCAAAAAAATTAGCTCCAAATTCCTGCGACGCACTTGCGATTCCTAATGCCTCAGAAGCTACTCTAATGGGAGATTTACCTACTATTCCATCATAACTAAATCCAACAATATGTAGGACCTCCTTATCCGATAACACGCCTGAATCCTTAACATTATAATATATCAAGCCATCCTCATCCGATTTAAACGGCTGTACATTTTCTGGATTTAATATCTCTAATTCAAAAGGCCGTGCGGCTCCATTTCTTTTGATTCGTGCATAAGCATTTCCCCATAGGAGCAAATGACTCATCATGGTCTCTATAAAATTATATTTAGTATAGTTAGGGCTGGGAGAAATAGAGACTAATTTATTTAAGGGATTTGGATAATCAATGTACTTAGACCCATCGGAATCCATTTTGTATATATTGATAGGTAAGGAGGCTATAGTTTCACTAAGTAATCTGACCGCGGACCAAACCGCAGTAAGTCCCAGAGATGTTTTCTCGTCCACCCTAACTCCACTTCTACTCCCAAACATGGTCGCAGATGTTAAAAAATTGCTCCTTTTTTCTGTTCTAAAAAAATCAAATAATCCCATTTATATACAATATGTACACAAATATAATAAATAAAAAAAAGATATTACTATGGCTAGAATAAAGTTTTTTGGAGCACGTTTGGCTTCCATTCGTAGTAATATAATGTATAGTATCTATTGTCCCTAAATTTGTCCTTAAACATCTCTTTATGTAAAAGTGGAGAGTTACTATTAATTAACATTTTAAAGTCCTTATATTGGACCTTTACGGCGTTATAACGGCACTCGTATGGGATTCCTATTAATGTAATCCCTTTGAGGGATGGTTTTAATTTATATCCTTGTATTAGTTTTCTAATTGTGTAATGTTTCATATATAATTTATTGCAGTTAATAATCCTTTCTTAGAAATAGGTATTTCTTTGTGTATTATCTTTGGCTCTTTAGTCATTGATATTTCTTTTTTCCTATTTCTTCTATTTAATTTACTTACTAAGGTTTTAGCGTGTTTTAAATTAGCAAACCCTTCTATATTATATCCAGTTTCTAAACTTTCATAATGTACTATATATATTTTCATACTTTATTTTTTAAAAAAAGGGAGAGTCACCACCATTTTCCTTAACAGCTTTTACACCCCCCCCCAAATTATTAATTTATTTTATTTTTTTGTTTGTTATACCATTTTTTCATGTATTCATTATGATTGTGTTTTTTTAATTTTTCAATCAAAAATCCACCCTTACAAAAAATACATTTTTCACATTCTATAAGTGCCACCCTTTGGCACCTTAGACAAAATCTAAAATCTTGCATATTAACTATTTGTTTCTTCTAAAAATTGATTTATTTCTTTTTTACTTTTTTTAACTACACATAATTGATTATCAATATGTAACTCAAATAAACCAAATTCATTTTTTATAATTTCTGTTTTCATTTGTTTGTTTTTAATTGTTTATATAAATACTATTTTATTTAATGGGATGTATTTTTTCCCTTTATAGTTGTTTAATAATAGGACTAGGTATTTGTCAGTACAAACCTCACAAACGCCGTTAAAATGCTTTTCTACATCAACCAAAGTCCCTCTATATTTATATAATGTTTTCATTATTATTTTGTTTTATTTCAACCCCCGCAGCTTGTGCGGGACGCTCTGAGCTTAATGCCTTTTTATAGTCGCTCAGACGACTTATTTATACGTTATCAAATTTATCTAATTCAGCCCAAACGTCTACAAATAGAGTTTCAAGTTCACTTTTTAAATCTTCTATTGCCTCAGTTTGCTCTCTATGCAATTCTCCATGTTCTCCCTCCTGCCATCTTTCACTTTTTTCACTGAACACCTCCTCACGCGTATCAATTATATTTCTTAATTCATCGTCTATTTGGTCCTTTAATAAATCAAATTTTGATACTAATTTTTTTAATTCTTTACTTGCTTTCATTTGTTTGTTTTTTAAGTTATTACAACCCCCTCAGCTAGTGAGGGACGCTCTGAGCTTAATGCCTTTTTTAAGTCGCTCAGACGACTGTATTTACCATGATGGGAGAGATTGATTATAATTATTTTCTATCCAATCCTGCTCAGCATTTTTAACATCATCAACTAAATAATCTAAATCTGTATACTCATCTGAAAGGCAAAACTCGCATACTTCAATCATTTCCTTTACATCTCCCTGCACAAAATATGACTGGTCTAGTAATTGCATTACTAAATCATACGCACAATCATAATGCCAATACTCTAAATTTTCTTTTTTTAAAAATATCTTTTTTTCTATTGATACTAAATTTTTCATTTTGTTTGTTTTTTAAATTAATAATTATTTGATTGTAAATCTTTTATCTTTGATTTAAGTAAAAATTCTAATCTATGATTTTTTGCGATTATAGCTTTTATCATTTTTTTTCTTAATTCTATTATTTGTAAGTTTCTTGTTTTCATTTTGTTTTATTTATTTAGTTAATTTCTTTTTTAAAGATTTACATAAGGATATGTGATATTCCAGATGACCATCTTCATCATCTAAAACTGCATATACCTCATTTAATATATATTGTATTTCTTCCTGTGTTAATGTTATTCTTTTTTTCATAATTGTTTGTTTTTTTTTTAATAATAATCAAATATAGTAATTTTTTCCTTACAACCTACCTAAAAAGTAAAAAAGTTTTAATTGTTAGTATTTATATTCATCATTTCTAAATCTTGTTTCTATTCTTAATTTTTCAATTATCTCCTTTTGAATTAAAAAATAATTTGGATTTTGTTCTAATTGGAATTCCATTTGATTTAAAATAAATTTCAATTCTTTTTGTGTTAATGATGTTTTTCTAATTACTACTTTTTCAAATGGTTTTTTTGTTATATACATTGTGGCTAATTGTTCTTTAGTATATTGTTTCTTAATCAAAAACTCTTCCCATTTATCCGCTTCAATATACTCATCTGCAAATAATTCAGCAACCTCATCTAATAAATTTTGTTTACTCCATTTTTTACCTGTGTTTCTATAATAAGTATTTCCACTCACTATATTATCTATTTGATTTTTTTGGAGATATGTTAAATTTTTCATAATTGTTTGTTTTTAAAGTTATACAACCCCCTCAGCTAGTGAGGGACGCTCTGAGCCTAATGCCTGTTTATAGTCGCTCAGACGACTTTTTCGTGACCAAAATCATATTTTTTTGTATCTGAATTATAATGAAATTGGTCACAGTCATAATAAAAAACCATAACATAATCATTTGGTTTTATGTTTATAGGTCTTAAAGTTCGGGCGTTGTATGCACAATCGCCACTTTCAGAAAAATAATGAATTGGGTGAACTCTCTCAAATCCATTTTTATCTATGTATTTACTTGAAACATAAGTCCCTTTTTTTGTCACTCTATAAAAATCGCAATAGTGTGGAGCGTCTTTATATTGAACTAAACGAGTTTTTATATAACCTTTATTTTGGTCTGGCTTGTCAATTCTCATTCCAGGCGATAATTCAGATATGTTATTTACCCAAAAACATGCATTTACTGTAATTTCATTTTTTGTGTCAATCCACTTGTTTAATTTGTTTTTTAAATTTTTCATTTTGTTTGTTTTTTAAGTTTTACAACCCCCTCAGCTAGTGAGGGACGCTCTGAGCTTAATGTCTTTTTATAGTCGCTCAGACGACTAAGAGGAGATTATCTCCCCTCCATGTTATTAATTTTATTTAATTGCTTTACAGCTCCGTTTTCTGTTCTGTATCTTTTACTAATTACATCTCCGTGAATTGTTGTTACTTGGTAAAAGTTTCCTATTTTTGTTACTTGATTCATAATTGTTTGTTTTTAATTGTTATTTAATGTAAATATAATACAAAAAAGTAATACAATCCAAATTTTTTACCTAAAAAGTACTTAAAAAGTAAAAATAATTGTCTCTACCCCTGTTAATTTTTATTAAATTTTTTTGAAAGTTTTTTCTTTTAAGACTATTTATGGGAGATTTTTATAGAAATAATAGGCCTCTATCCTCATAAATTGAGTCCCCTCCATTCTCTAGAGTATTCATATACTCAGCTAATGCCATAATAAGTGCAGCAATACCATCTATTTTATCCTTAGATTTGCCTTTATTAATTTTGATGTTAGCGGCTGGGTCCTCTTGAATAGTTACATTTGACATCATCCAAGCCATTACAGGATGCCCAGCATGATTAATTTTTTTATCTAATACTAACCCCTCTAGATATTTGGTGGGCGCTGACTGGGAAACAAACCCCATTCCTATAGGATTTAATTTTAATCCCTCATCCATTAAATTAATTACTAATTGACTAGAGTTCCATCTATCAAATGCACAACTAACTATATTAAATCTTTCAGCTAGTTCCAAAAATTTAGCCTGTATAAAATTATAGTCCTGTACATTTCCCTCCGTGACAATCACATGACCCTGCTCTCCCCATGTTCTATAGTCTACTCCATCTCCTCCTGTTCTTTGTTCTACTTTAGATTGTGGAACAAATAAAAAAGGAACTATATCAAAATTATCCTCCTCATCTGGAAATATCAAAACCAGTGCAGAAATATCTCGCACGCTCGCGAGGTCCAAACCCGCGAAACAATCACGCCCCTCTAATTTTTTTAAATCTATTGGACCTATATTACATGCTGCCCACTCTTCTGCAGTAAGCCATGCGGCCTCACTACCAGTCCAGATATTTAAATGTAGTCGCTTGAAAGTATTGACAAATGATGGAGTATTTAAAGCCTTATTAAATTGTTGTTTAAAATACTGTTCTTTTATTATAGTTCCATAGCCAGCATTAGCCTTTTTCCATACCTCCTCATCTTTCCAATCATCTCCCTTATCTGGCTCTGCTCTGTATAGGATAGGCAAAAATGAATCATCTTTTAAAACTCCATCCCTTACCTTTGTAGCATATTGTGATAGTTCGTAACAAATGGAATTTTTATCAAAGCCCGCTGTAGTGATGGCAATTATTAGAGGTTGTTCCCTTGCTCCTGTTGATGTATTAACAACATCCCAGAGCTCTCTCTCGCGTTGCGCGTGAAGCTCATCAAAGATGGCACAGCTCAAATTCATCCCATGGGCTGTATGAGAATCCGCTGAGATTGATTTATAATAGCTCCCATTAGATTCTAAAGTGATAGCATTTCTAAAGACCTTAGCTCTTTTACTTAGCTCCTTATTATTAATGACCATTTGTTTTGCTATACTAAATACTATGTTAGCCTGTTGTCTAGATGCTGCACAGCTAACAACCTCTGCTCCTATCTCCCCATCCGCGAAAAGCATATACAAAGCGATTGCTGCGCTGATGTTGCTTTTCCCATTTTTACGCGGAATCTCTATATAGCAGGTCCTGTATTTTCTTAGTCCATTCTCATCCACCCAGCCAAATAAGGGCCGTATAATTTGGTCCTTTTGCCAGTCCTCTAAAATAAATTTTTGGCCGCCCAATTCGCCTTTTGTATGCGTGATAAAATGCTCAATAAATGCCACGGCTCTATCCGCTTTTTTCTTGTCAAATTTGTACATAAAAATTTCTTTTAATCCATTTTTTTATCATTTCCACAAATCTCCTCTAAGGTATGTTTTAGGACATTTAAGAGACTTTCGTTCTTTTCTGGTATCTTACCATTAAAAATAAAAGATAATAAAATTACCTCTGTTACGCGTCACGCTTTTACAAACTTATCTCCCCTGCCCGCGATACCTTTTTTTGTAGTGTTTTGAGTTCTTATTTCGGCTGCTTTTGTTCTTACTATGAACGCCTTTTCTCTTCGTTTTTTTCTTTGGAATATGCCTCCATATATTTTTTTTAATAGCCATTTTTTAACACTTGTTTTATTATTGATGCCATGACATTTACAGTCATACTATTACCCGCCTGTTTGTATAATTGTGAATCACTAACCACACATTTAAAATTGTCTGGAAAGCCCTGTAATCGTAAACACTCCAGCGGCGTCAATCGTCTTATTTTTCTACGTTTTATTATTGGTGTGGATGAGGTTGTCAAGCAGGGACAAATTCTATTTTTCCTAATTCTTAAACCCATATCCGCACGAACATCTGCAATCCACTCCACACCATTTTTAATATAAGTAATAAAATCTTTAAAGGTAAAATCAATTTTTTTATTATGTTTTTTATTGTATTGGTGTATTTTATTTATTTGGTCATTTGTTAAATAATACTTTTTATCAACCGCTATAAAATTATTACTATTTATTATTTTATTACAACATGCAGTAATACAAGATGCTATTTGTTTCTCCTCTCCCAGTATTTTAAATTTATTAAATTTTTGATGTCTTTGCAAAAAATCATAACTCGCTTTTTTTACATTATATTTACTCTTAACATTGTCCTGCAATAAATCCTCTATTTTCAATTTTAACTCAACAGGTTGAGGCCATTCAAAATTATGCGAATCCCTAAAACCTACAATAAAAATTCTCTCTCTATTTTGTGGGATTCCATAATCTTTAGTATTTAGTACTTTATAATGAATATCGTATTTTAAAGCCTCTAAGGACTTTAGTATGGTCTCTAAGGTATTTCCCTTATCGTGTCTAAGTAAACCCTTTACGTTCTCTAATATGAAGTACTTTGGTCGCTGTAGTTTTATATATTGTAACAAATCAAAGAATAAAGTGCCTCGCGTATCATCAAAACCCTTTCTCTTCCCAGCTACTGAAAACGCTTGACACGGAAAGCCTGCAACGTATAAATCACAATAAGGAGTTTTAGAATGGTCCCGCTTTGTAATATCATCATAAAAATTATCCGTAGTATAGTTTGCTAGAAAACTTTGTTTTGCATACTTGTCAATATCACACGCGAAAACAGATTTATATTTTATACCTAATTTTTTTAGAGCCTGTTCTGGTGCTCCTATCCCACTAAAGTCTGTACCTATTTTTAACATAATTAATCATTAAAAAAATTAAACTCGTTATCCTTAATCTCCAGTTTAGGAGCGGATATTTTTGTGCGAGCTGATGGAGTTAATCCAAATTGTGTTGCAATCTTTAAAGCAGATTCTAGAGCCTGTTTACTGATTGTTTGTAATGGAGTTATTTGTGCATGTTTTATATCTCCATCATCATTGCGATATATTTGAATCCTGCCAACTTTACGCAGTTCCTGTTCTGATTCAATATGCAATGCCATAGAATTTGAGTAAGCTTCTATCAATTTTAAATCAACCTCATACAACATACCTAATACGCTTAGCTGATTTACTACAATATCAAACTGCTCCTTTCCTATTTTAGATAACCATTTGGGAGCTACTGGCAAAGCTTCAACTTTTTTAACTTCCATAGGATTTTCTAGCTCTCTGGATTTTCTTAATGTCCCTCTGGCTTTTTTTATTTCTGTTGGTATTTTTTTCCTTCCAGTCATAGTAATTTAATTTGTGCTGTTTCATTTTTAATTCTTTCTTCTGCTATTTTACAATACTCTTCGCTTATCTCGCTACCGATAAAATCTCTATTGTGTTTTAAGCACATTTTAGCAGTTGTTCCACTACCCATAAAACAATCATAAACTAAATCTCTTTCATTACTCCAACTTATTATATGGTCTTTTGCTAAGTTTTCAGGAAATGTTGCAGGATGTCCATTACCTAAACTTTGAGGATTAAACGTCCAAACATTCCCCTTTATTTTTTTATCTAAAACTTTTGTTGGTGTATGTTCTTTTGTTGGTTTTTTATCTTGATTGGATTGGTAAAAAGTTCTTTTAGGTTTTTTTCCTTTATGTTTTGATTTAACCTTAATATGGTTTATTGTTTTTGGTTTCCCTTTACTAAAAATAAACATATATTCAAATTGTTGCTCATATCTATTATGAGTTAAAGGTATGTATTTTTCTTTTCTCCAAATCATTGTATCGTGTAGATTAAAACCTATTTGTTTAAAGTATAGTGCCTGTTTAAAACTTGTTCCTGTTTCGCTACCCTTGATAGTAGCATCACCAACAATCCAAACCACAACACCACCTTTTTTAGTAACTCTAAATAATTCTTGTGCTATACTTTTAAAGTCAAAACTATATCCGTTGTATGTTCTTAAATTATCGTATGGTGGTGATGTTATAATTAAATCTATAAAATTATCAGGCATTTTAGCCATCGTTTCTAAACAATCTTCATTATAAATTTTATTTTTTTCAAACATAATTTTTTTTTTAAAACCTAAACCTAAACTTTCTAGTTTAGACCCCCCAGCTGTAGTTTTGGATGTAAAAAACTATAGC